CCCGGTAGTTGTGCGCCTCGAGCTGACGGGCCAGACTTAGCCCTGGCCGGCGGCGTCGCGTGCTGATGACCCTCTGCGTGGCTGTCCCTAGACGGCGCCGTCGGCCGCCAACCAGATGGTCCCATGCCTCACCTGTCACAGGCTCGTGCTAACGGGCCCTCGGTGCCGGCCCTGCCGGCGGGCCTTTCGTGGGGCCTATGGGAGCCGGCAGCTTCGAGCTACGGCGCAACAGCTCCGAGCTACCCACCGGAGCTGCCAGCTATGCGGGACGCAGCTGGCCGGGCCAGGGCGTCCGGGGGAGCCGGGCGAGGTCGACCACATCCTCCCGCTGAGCAAGGGCGGCACCAACGCCCGGGCCAACCTGCGGCTACTCTGCCGAGCGTGTAACCAGGCCAGGCGCCGGAGCAAGAGGTCATGACCTCGAGCGGTCTACGAGTTGGGGAGGGGGGGTCAAAGTTGCCCGGATATAGCTCGGTGTATAGCCCCGCTCCTTATGTGTGCCCTGCGTTGGTTTCCGTTCGCTTTTTGCGTTTTGTTTTTTTTGCCAAACCAGTTCAGTCGAACCGGTTCGGGCATGGGTAAGCGGGGCCCGATACCGAGGGCGCCGGCGCAGCTCCACGGCCGCTCGAAGGCCCGGCTAACGCTCCTCGAGGGCCTCGATTTCGACCCGGGCCCCGCGCCCTTCGGTCATCAGGCCGAGGCCTGGGACGAATACTGGCGGTCGCCCTCGGGCGAGGCGGCCAGGCCGGAGGACCTGCCGGCGGTGCGTCGGCTGTTCCAGCTCCGCGCTCACTTCGACGCAGCGATCCAGATCGCGAGCGCCGACCCGAAAGTCGAGGGCTCCACGGGCCAGGTGAGGCCCAACCCGTTCTATGCGACGGCGCTGAGCATCGAGGCCGCCATCCTCCGCCTAGAAAACGAACTAGGTTTGACGCCGAGGGCCCGCGCGGCCCTGGGACTGACGGCCGCTCAGGCGGGGCTAACGGTTCAGCAGATCAACGAGCGCCTGACGCAGACGGCCGAGGCCCGCACCATCGAGGCGTGGGCCCTGGGAGGGGCAGAGGATGACGACGGAGCAGAGGGCGCCGGCGCTGAGTGACGTCGAGCTCGTCAGCTGTGACGCCCTCGAGCTCCACCCAGACAACCCGCGACAGGGCGACCTCGGCGCGATCGTCACCAGCATCGAGACGAACGGCTGGTTCGGAGCTCTCGTAGCTCAGCGGTCTACCCGCCGGGTGCTGGTCGGCAACCACCGGCTCCGAGCCGCGCAGCTCGCCGGCCTCGAGGAGCTGCCGGTCCAGTGGGTCGACGTTGACGAGCCGACGGCCCGGCGGATTCTGTTAGCCGACAATCGGACGAGCGACCTCGCGGACTATGACCGGCAAGACCTGGCCGCCCTGTTACGCGAGGCCGCCGAGGCCGACGATCTCCTCGGCACCGGATTCGACGCCGAGGATCTGGACGACCTACTGCTCGAGCTCGGCCAGGGCGCCGGCCAGGACGCCCGCGAGGCGGCGGCGGCCACCCTCCAACAACGCTTCGGCCTGTTCCCTAGTTCCATCCTCGACACGAGGCGCAGCTGGTGGCAGGAACGAAAGCGCGCATGGCTCGCCCTGGGCGTCCGCTCCGAGCTAGGGCGCGGCGATGACCTCCTCTCGATGCCCGTCCAGATGCGCGACCCGCAGTTCTACGCGAAGCGAACGGCGAAGGAGGCCGAGCTGGGGCGCGAGATTTCCACCGACGAGTTCCGCGACGAGTTCTGGACCGAGGCTGAGGCGACATTCATCGGCACGAGCATCTTCGACCCGGTGCTCTGCGAGATCGCCTACCGGTGGTTCTGCCCGCCGGCCGGCCGGGTGCTCGACCCGTTCGCCGGCGGCTCGGTGCGGGGCATAGTCGCCGCGCTCCTCGGCCGGAGCTACACCGGCGTCGATCTGCGGGACGAACAGCTCGTGGCCAACCGGGCCAACTGGTCAGAGGTCAGCGCGGCCGCTCCGGGCCTCGAGCTCGAGCCCGAAACGCAGCACGAGGCGCCCGAATGGATCGCCGGCGACAGCGCGGAGCTCGAGCAGCTGGTCGCCGGCCGCCAGTTCGACATGGCTTTCACCTGCCCGCCCTACTTCGACCTCGAGGTCTACAGCGACGACCCCGCCGACCTGTCCAACTGCCATGACCTGCGGCAGTTCCGAAACGTCCACGGCCTCATCATCGAGCAGACCGTGGCCGCCCTGGCCGACGATTCGTTCATCGTCTGGGTCATCGGCGAGGCCCGCGGGCCCTCCGCGGCCGGCGGAGTCCAGTACGGGCTCGTCGCCGACACCATCAAGGGCTTCCAGGAGGCCGGCGCCCACTATTACAACGACGCCGTGATGCTCCTCCCGTCGGGAAGCTGGCATCTGAGGGTCGGCAACTTCTTCACGCAGAGCCGGAAGATCGCCCGCCTCCATCAGCCGGTCCTCATCTTCGTCAAGGGCGACCCGGTGGCCGCCACGGCGAGGCTCGGTGAGGTCGAGTGGGCCGACAGCCTCGAGGAGCTCGCCCGTCAGGGGATTCTCGACGGTGGCTAAATGGCAGCGGGGCTACCCGCTCGAGGGGCTCCGGGCGCTGACGCAACGCTTCCAGGAACACGACGGGCCGCGCAACATGGGCGCTTTCACGGCGGTGAGGGAACGGACGGTCGCCGAGTGGCTCGCCGCCGGCCGGCTCCACGCCCTCGACAGCGCCCTGGTCGTCATGCGTCAGGCCAAGACGGGCCGGCCCATAGACGATTTTGTGGGCGGAGCTCCTCGAGCCCGCTACGAATCGGGTGCCCTACTCATCGACAAGCTCGCCGGGCCGGCCGCCTCAGCCCTCGAGCTCCTCGATCAGGCCGGCGCAGCTGGCGCAGAGCAGGTCGTGTTCGTCGGCTGGTGGGATCATCAGCAGGACTCCGACCTGGCGCGGGCCCTGGGGCTGACCGCCAACGCCGTCAAGGTGCGGGCCAGCTCCGAGATGCTCACCGTCTGGACCCGGGGCATTGACTGGGAGCCTGTGAACGAGTTGGACGGGCCGGCCCTGGCCCGCCTCCCGCTCGAGTTCGACGCGGCGCAGCTGCTCGCCGAGGTCGAGGCCCACGAGCCCGGGTGGCAACAGCACTACTCGAGCTACAACAAACGCAAGTCCTGGACGGCTGTGAGCCTCAGGAGCTACGGCGGCGACTGGCAGCAGATCGTCAAGCCGGCCGAGATGTCGAAGGCGTGGAAGGCCGAGCACCCAGAGGCCCGGCGGTGGAAGCCTCAGCCGACGGAGCTATGGGACCAGCTGCCGGAGTGCGCCCGCGCAGCTGGCGCCCTGGGGACGCCGCTCGAGCGGGTCCGCCTGATGCGCCTGGCGCCCGGCGGCGAGCTGAGCCGGCACGCTGACATAGTTGACAAGGATGCCGGCACCGCCCTGGGGCGAACGGCCCGCCTCCACCTCCCGCTTCACGTTCCGGCGGAGTGTACGACGACGACCTGGCAGGTCGACGGGCCGACGATCAGCCGGCTCGAGCCCGGCGCCGTCTGGTATCTCGACACGCGCAAACCTCACGCCGTCTGGAACCGGGGGGCCGAGGCCCGCACCCATTTGGTCGTGGACGCAATTGTCAGCCGGGAGCTACAGCGGCTCCTCCAACTAGGAGAGGTGATCGGATGATCCGAAAACTGTTGTGCGTTCTCATCGGGGCGGCGGCGTTCCTCACCTGGGGAGCGGCGACCGTCTCGGCCAATCACGAGGGGCTCATCTGGGGGCCATGCGGCCAGGAGACCGGCTACCTCCACATGACGCCTGAGAAGGTCCGCACCAAGGTCGACCGGCGCATCAGGCGCGGCGAGCTCGACCCCGCCACGGTGCTCCTCTACAACGAGATTGTCCTGTCGGGGACTCCTCACGATCTCCTCATCGCCGCCGGGGTCATCCAGGAGTACGCTGTCAACCGATTCGACCAGGTGCTCCGATACGACGACCCGTGGTGGGCTGAGATGAGAACAGCGACCATGACCGAGTTCCAGGTCGGGTGCGCCGGCGGCCTCTGGATTGGTCCGTGAGCTGGGTCCGCACTAGCGGCGAGGCCCGGCAGGAGTGGCTACAGGCGGAGGAGACCCGCGACGAGCGGTCGGCCGGCTGGGGCGCGGCCGAATGGATCGGCGGCAACTGCGTTCACACGAGCTCCCGCTGGGTCGGCCAGCCCTTCCATCTCCTCCCGTGGCAGGTGCGGCTACTGGTCGAGCTCCTCGAGCTCAAGCCCTCGGGCGAGCGCCGGCATCGCTGGTCCTTCATCAGCCTCGGCAAGAAGCAGGGTAAGACGGAGCTATGCGCGGCCCTGGCGCTGTGGCTCGCGATAGGCGCGGCGGAGGCGCCGACCTCCTCGCCGTTGGTGGTCATAGCGGCCGGCAACGACGACCAAGCCGACCTACTTTTCTCCGCGGCGCGCCGGATGGTGGAGCTCTCGCCGACCCTTTCTCAAGTCGCCGAGGTCTACGAATCTGAGATCGTCATCCCGGAGATCGACAGCCGGATCGTTCGGGTGTCCGCCTCAGCTCGGAAGCATGGATCGAACCTCGACGGCAAGAATGTCAGCGGCCTGTTCTGCGACGAGCTTCACGTTTGGGAGGGCTCCCGCGGCGAGCTGGTGTGGGGAACCCTGGCCCGCTCGACCGGCGCTCGAGCTCAGCCGCTCGTCGTCCAGCTCACCACCGCCGGCTTCGACCGGACGAGCATCTGCTGGTCGCAATACCAGCGGGCCCAGGCGGCCATCCATGACCCGGAGGAGGACCCCGCCTACTACTCGTTCATCGCTGAGGCGCCGGAGGGGTGCGAGATCACCGACGAGGCGTTCCAGCTGGCAAACCCGAGCTACGGCGACATCGTGGAGGCGGAGTTCTACCGCGACCAAACCCGCTCGATGCCGGAGCCTGATGTGCGCCGGTTCTTCCTCAACCAATGGGTAGCCAACGAGGGGCTCAACTGGCTGTCGGATTACCCGGGCGCCTGGGGCGCCTGCCAGGGGACGGTCGAGATCGAGGAGGGCGACGCGATCATCTGCGGGGTCGATGTGGCGCTCAAGCGCGACACGACGGCGGTGGTCATGGCCGCCGAGAAGCAGGGGAAGTACCATGTCCGCTCACGGGTCTGGGAGCCGGTAGACGGGCGGATAGATCATGTGGAGATCATCAGCTACATCCAGGCGCTCGCCGAGCGGTTCGAGCTCCTCGAGGTCGTCTACGACCCGCGCTTCTTCGAGGTGCCGGCTTTGATGCTCGAGGACGAGGGCATCCAAATGGTCGAGCTCCCGCAGAGCCCGCAACGCATGGCGCCGGTCGTGGCTAACGGCTTCGACCTCATCGTCAACGCCGACATAGTTCATGACGGCGACCCGGTGCTGGCCGATCACGTAGGCTCAGCGGTGAGGCGCGAATACACCGACTACTGGACTCTCTCGAAGGGCAAGAGCAAGCGCCACATCGACGCTTGTATCGCGATGCTCATGGCGGTCCACCGGCTCCAAACCGGCGCCCCAGATTGGAAACCGAGAACACCACCGAGGCTGATAACCCTATGAACCGACGATCTCCTATGAACGCAGTCCGCCGAGCTATGGGCCGGCCGGAGAAACGCAGCATCAGCTACCAGACGCTCTTCGCGACGGGCCAGGATCTCCCGGGCTCGACAGTCTCCGGGGTGCCTATGACGGAGGAGCTCGCCGTCAAGGTGACGACCGTATGGGCCTGTGTGCGGCTCCTCGCCGACACGATGTCGACCCTGCCGGTCGAGCAGATGATCCGGGCCGAGGGCCACCGCCGGCCCTTCCGCCCGCGGCAGGAATGGATCGACGTTCCGGACCCGGCCGACCCGACCCTGGCATTCTCGACGCTCGTGTCTCAGATGATGGTCAGCCTGTGCCTCGACGGTAACGCCTTTCTCCACACGGTGAGGAACAGCGCCGGCGACATCCTTTCGATCCGAGCCCTACCGCCCCGCTACGTCCAGATCGGCAAGGACAACGGCACGCCCTACTACACCTTCGACAGCGGCGGCGAGCGCCTCGAGCTGAGCGTGGAAGAATGCCTCCACATCCCGCTCCTCCAAATGCCCGGTGCGCTCCGCGGCCTGAGCCCCATCGACCAGTGTCGGGAGGCGCTC